CCTGCTTGAAGTTGCCGAAGAGGACAACCTTGTTGCCGGCTCCGATCGTGGGCATCGAGTCGCTCAGGTACACGGGGTATCCGAGCAGAGTCGCCTGATCCCAAGGCCAGAACGGGAGACCGAGATCGTTGACCAGAGTGCGGAGGTAGGTCTCCGTGTCCTGGTGCATGATCCAAGCCGCGCCAGCGCGGTAGACCGGCTTCAATGCGCCCTTGGTCTTGTTCAGGTCGTTGATGAAGTCAATCGTCGAGCTGGAGTCACTCTTGGTGAATCCTTCAGTTGCAGCGGTGACCACACCCTCCGGCTCGTCAGAGCCAGAGCCTGCGATGAACCACGCTTCTTCCGCTTCGCCCAAGTTGAGACCCAGACGGTTGGGCAGATAGCCCTGGAAGGCGTTGAAGTCTTCGAAGAGTTCCTCGGAGACCGGGATGTACTGGGCGTTCTTGTACGCTTTCAGCACCTTGATCTCAAAGGTCGGATCATCCTGCGGATAATCGCTGGTGGAGTACGGAGGAGAATCCAACCCGTTCGCTTCGGCAGTGGCAGCCGCGCTTCCGTGGGCAGTTTCTACCACGAAAGGAATGTCGCGAACCGTGCTGATTACCGTGCCCAACTGGCGCATAGCGACAGCAGCGTTGGCAATCTTGACGATGTCCTGGTCGAAGGTTGTGGGTAGTACCACACCGTCGGACGAGACAAAGTCCTGGGTGTTGAGGTTGGCTGCGAGAATCTGCGACTTCAGGTCAGCAACGTTGCCGCCGCGTGACTGGACATACGCCTGAAAACCGCCCTTGAATTCTTGCGAAGCGCGGAAATCCTCTGCGCTGACAGACTCCTTGCTGTCCTTCTTGGGAGCCGTCACGCCGGATACCGGAACTTCAAAGGTTGCGACCTCAGCTGCCTTGCGGAGCAGGTCGTTGTTGGCCTCGATCTTGGACTTAATCTCGGCGTACTTCGCCTCGAGTTCAGTCGTCTTGCCGTCCTTGCGGATAGACGCGAGGACCTGGTTTACTTCGGTCTTGAGCGCATCGTTCTGCGCCAGAATTTCTTTCACATCAAACATGGGAATAGCCTCGTAATTGATTTGTCCGCGTGGAGGCCAAAAGACCAAGGGGTGACGGACTTGTTTCCAGTTGTCGTCAAGCCTAAAGACAAGACAACCCTGAAATCACCTCATACCTATGAACACGGGATAGGCGAAATTTAGATCGTTAGCGATCCGATCTCCGCCTCAAGAACGAAAACGTCTGTCTTCTCGGTGTGATATTCAGGGACTTCCTGATCGAACTGCCCCGTCTGAGCCTTGGGTCCCTGTGTGGTTAATGCGGCGATCTGCGCGGGTTCTGACTTGCCATCTGCCAGGTGGAGTTTGATGGCCTCGTCGGCATCAAGCATTGTTTCCTTGTCCATGAGAGCCTGAATCTCATCCGCACCGAGACCAGTCCGGGCGACATACAAGTCGCGCATCTGAGCAGATGCTTTTTCTAGATCGTCAGCCTGCTTACGCAAATCGCCAGCGTTACCGAACGCCAGCGTCATCGCATTGTGAATGACGTAGACGGTACCTTGGCCCATGAAAATCTTCTTCCCGGCCAGAGCGACGATGCTCGCGGCTGATGCAGCCTGCCCGTCGATGTACGTGGTGATCGGCAGTCCCTTGCTCTCGAGAAGATTCTTGATCGCCAGACCCTCAAACATGCTTCCGCCGGGACTGTTAACGCGAAGGGTGATGGAATCGATCTGTCCAGCCTCATCGAGTTTCTGTGCAACGGAAATGGCCGACACGCCACCGAAGAGATCGTCGGCCGTGATTACGTCGTAGATGTAGAGCGTCAGATCGTTCTGCTGCTTAACAGCAAGGAACTTCCGAGGATTGTGAAATACTAATTTCTTGCTCATTGGGACTCCTGGACCAGTTTCATTAGAACTTCTACAGCAGCATCATCGCTGACCTTCCCACTCTGCCGATCAGAGCAATACTGCTCTGCCATAGCGGGAGATAGTTTCAAGATTTTGGTCACGAAGACTGCGTCGTACTTCTCCTCGCTCTGCTCTTTTCGGACCACACGTTCGCAATCGCCTCGCACAATAGACAAAATCAAGGCATTGGCTGGCTGAGGAGTTGGCTGTGACTGCTGAGGGGCTGGCTTTGATGTAGGTGCCACGGTTCCAGCCACACGAATGCTGCCGTCCTCTTCCAGCGTGCCCACGTTGTTTGCAGGAACCAACAGTTTGTCGGCACCCTTCTTTGGCGGGAGACCCTCTTTCTGACGAACATCGTTGATCGTCTCCCAGGAGGCACCGCCAGTGGCCGCCTTGTAGGACTCGTACCGCGCGACCTGGTCCGCGGAGGTCAGCACGTCCGTATCAAACTCAGCGTAGTAGCTGTCTTGCTCCGAGGCGCGCAGGCAGCGGTTGAACACTGCCTCTTCAATGAGCGAGAGCCAAGGACGCAGAGTGTGGTTCACATACCACCGACGCTGACTCTCGGAAGCCGCAAATGTGTCGCCTTTCTCGTTCGCATCCAGAATCGAAGCTGGAATGTTGAACAGGCGACAAATCTCAAGGTCCTGACGCTTCATGCGTTCAATGAACTGCGTCTGCTGAGCATTTGGTGCGCCGAACTCATGGAACTCCACACCCGGCGGTAGCGCAGGCTTCTTGTCTGAAGAGTTGTCCCATGCGCTGCTCAGGTCCGCCCATTCTCCATCTGTCAGATCCTCGAAGTTTTCTTTGATTGTGAAGTACCCATCGGACACAGTCTGGCGGCGAGACAGTCTCCCGGATGCCTTCTGAGCGTCAAGCGACAAACCAAGCGCATCTCGGCCTGTGACTAGAACGGACGTGCCGAGGAAGTTCTGGTCGGGCGAGTAGTGTGCTCGCAGAATTTGCGAATCCAGAAATGTAAAGTGTTGTCCACTGTTTGGGTTAATGTAATCCCATACCAGCAGGCCGTTTTCGCGACGGCCCGCGACATTCGGACTGTAGAGCGGCCAAATGGCCTGAATCTGGCCCTTGCCGTCAATTTGCAAGAAATTGAAAGTGTTCCCGGTGGTGATCACTTGGCGCATGGCATACTCCATTCCCTCACGCGCCGATTGCTCAGGGTTCCACCGATGACGAAGTACCCGATAGAGCGGATGCTTGACCGCGTGTACCGGGCCGTCCTTGGTTTCTTCAATCAGGTAGAGAGGCAGGGAGCTTACGTCATTCGCCAGCAAGTTGACGGCGGACGAAAACGTGGGGATCTGTCGAGCCGTGTGGATGCTGACGACTGAACCGGACACTGATTCGCCGCCAAAGCTGCGCAACGCGGGGAGAATATTCAACAGCGTGAACGGGCCGCTGGTCTCCGCTTTGACCGGATTGCTGGTGCGGAATAAAGACTTTACAGATGAAACGATTCCCATTGATATTCCTTAGACCAACACAATCTTGCGACGGGCAGGTTTCCCGATTCCTCTTTGTGCAAGTACCATTGCTCTGTTAATAGCGTTCAGTAGTGCGGATGCCACGTCAATCTTCTTCGAACTCATCTTTGAAGCCTTGCGCGGGAACCAGTTGTCATTGTTGTCCGGAGTGTTGTAGATGTTGTTCACACACCAAGTGAGGACCGGGTTGCCATCGTAGTGAAACCGCCCGTCCTTGACTGCAACATCCAGCTCTTTCATAGCGGGAGAAAGTTCCTTTGTGATTTGGTTAATCTCAACGCAATGCTTTCCCCGCTTGATAAGATCAGCCATGACTCTCTTGAGACCCCACGGATCGTAGGCTATCTCGCGGACATCGCGGGTAGCACAGAGCTCCTCTAGGAACTCCTCTCCATAGCGATCATCCACCTCAGCGCCGGGGGTGACCACGAGACACTTCATCTTCTCCCACTTGCGATAATCGTCAGCATTCGGCGCACCATCCCATAGCATTTCGCGCGGGCACCATGCTGTGGAGAATGCGTAGTAGTGAACCTTGTTCTCAATCGTTCGGAAATAGAGCCGAACGATAGCGGCAAGGTCATTCTTGGAAGCCCAGTCAACACCCGGCACACAGGGCAGGTGGTTGAAGTCCTCTTCCTTGAGCTTCTTATCCGCACAGGCGAGGAACCGAGGCATGTCCATCCAGTTGCCCTCCGCCTGGGTCCAGATGTTTAGCTTCTTGACAAAGAACTTGGTCTGCTCCGAGATATTCTTCTTCGCGGACATCGCCTCCTGGCGGAACGTCTTTGGATTGACCGATACACCCCAGTTCGGATTGGCTTTGCGCCAGGTGGACTCGACGTAGCGGTCATCTTCCTTGTCAATTCCGAAGATAATGCCGCCGAACTCCTCATTTTCATCGCTTCCTTCCAGGATGTGCTGCAGCTTTTCGTGCTTCTCGTAGCAGATGCTCTGGTGGTCGCTGCCAGCGGTCGTGATAATCCAGACCATCGAGCCATCGCGTTTGTTGGTGGAGCCTTCAACGTTGTCCAGGACAGTCCGCTTCTGGTGTACGTGAAGCTCGTCCACCACCACGAAATAGGGCAGCGAACCTTCCACGAGGTTGGCTTCGCGGGTGAGACAGCGCATGAAGGAGTTGGTGCTCCGCTGAAAAATGTTGTAGGCACCGACTTCGATGCCAAACTTCTTCCGGGCCGCCGCCATCGCGTCGGAGCTGATCATCTGGCGAGCCGGGTCAAACACGTAACGCGCCTGCAGTGCGGACCAGGCGGCACAGTAAACTTCCGCGCCCGGTTCACCGTCAAAGAACGCCATGTAGAGTGCCAGCGCGGCAGAAATCGGGGATTTGCCGTTACCCTTCGCAATCTCCGAGTACCACTCTCGAAAGCGACGGAGTCCGGTCTCTTTCTCCACCCAACCGAAGGGGACAGCAATATCCCAGCACTGCCAAGGCTCCAGGCGGATGAGTTGGTCTTTGAGTTTGCCCTTGACGTGTGGGCAAAGCTCCACGAAGTTGCAAACCTTCGTGGCCGCCTCGGGGTCAAACATGTAGGGGAATGCTTGATCCTTTGATCTTTCCAGGTCGCGCAGATGACGTTTCACGGCCAATTGGGTGAGCTGGCAGGATGGGACTTCACCGCTGAGGATGTCGCGAGTGTAGAGATCCATCCGCGATAGGGCCGTCTCGGTTAGATAGTATGGGACTTGCCGAACTGGGACCACGGGTCGTCCGGCTCGCTTGGGGCGCTGGTCCCGCCCGCTATCTTCGTCCGGTCCGCAGGAGATCCCCCGAACTGTCCGAGGATTTTGTCCATTAGGTTCATTTCCCCGACCTCCATCGCTTCCCGGTTGTTGCGAAATTTCCAGATCAGGCATATGAGCATCTCGAATTTGACGACATCGAAGCGACAGGCGATGCCGAACGGGAGAGTTTTCTTAATGTCGAACCACAGTTTGCGGTGGGCCTTGTCGAAGTGTGCTGGCGGATCACCGAGGTCGCCCTCCGGTTTGATTTCACCCTTGGGACGACGGGCTGGGTTCTTAATGAAATCGCCACGCGCTTCGCGGATTGCTGTTGGTGCTGCCATATGTATGAGGCCTCCATAGCGTCAGTGTTTGCCGGCATAGCCCACCTCTCTTGCTGTTTTGCGGGAATGGCAAGAGGTGCAAAGTCCTTGGCAGCGGGCCGGGTTGAAGAACTCCTCCACGCCGTACTTCCTAACGATCTCGCGAGCATTCTCAATGTGGTCGGCCTCAGTAGCGGGTTCGCGTTTACAGTCTTGGCAGAGGATGTCGCGACGCAACACAGTCTGGGCCGTCCCCTTTCGCCAGCGACGCGAGTTATGCAACTTGCGAATCGGGTCAAACTTGTTTCGTTCCCTGTCGTAGAGCAGGACGGCCTCACGTTCCTCGCCTTCGTGTTCCGGGCAGTACCGCTTACCGGGCGGCGCAAGTTCCGGGCACGGTGTTCTGCTCTTACAAGGACGGAAGCCACCCACTACACCACCTCGAGGGGCGACTTCGCCTTTAGAAAATCGAACAGACGCTGGGTTCTCTCGCTAAGGGGCAATTCTGGGTTCAGTCCAGCAACAGTCGCCATCTCCTTGATTGTGATCTTGTTGATCTTGGGCGCGGCCAGCGTCGCTGACCCGTACTGTGCTTGGATTTCAGCTATTGCGTCCCGACGAATGCGCTCGGCGACCCTCTGGTTCATCACGCGGGTCTTACAGGCAGGACTGTGGTAGAGCTTCTGCGAGTAGTTGGTCTCGAATGTTTCTTCGCAACCGGGCGCGGCGCATTGGCGGATGAATCTCACAACCTGGGCTCGGTATATTGGGAATATGGCGGAAGTTAGCGAATTCCAGTCAGAACCAGGTGTGAATGTGGATGTCCATCAGAATCAGTACATGGAGATTGACGGAGATTCCAGGGGCGTCGCGGAAAAGGGTTGGCATCGGCGTTCTCTGTAAGTGGTTGTAAAGATTGAGCCCACCCCTGGGCCTAAAGATCGTGTTCCTTCGTGGCCAGACTGATCGTGAAGTTCCCTTCGCCATCATCGACCAGGACGAGTCCTTCACCAACCTGCAGGGTCTTCACTGCCGTTAGCTTGCCTGTCTTGCGTGAAGGAGCATAGGGGTGGACTTCAATGTTGGCC